GCCCCTACCCCTTTTATCGAATTTACCTTGATCTCTGACATAATTAACTAGGTTTTGGGTTAGCGTCTTTAACCGCTTTGATGTGGGTTGCCCACGTTCCAGTTGTATCTAGTTTACCTGCAAGCATATCTGCATACAACATCCCAAGTTGATTTCCGATTGTATCGTAAGTTGTAGAACCATCAGTTGTTCTATCAGTTTTGTACTTAACAGCAGCAGCTTCAGTATTTAATGTGGTTCGTGCTGTATCAATCTTAGATTGAACAAGAGTTACAGATTTGCCATCTTTATCAAACGCTCCAGCAGCGTCATCAATAGTAACGACTGTACCTGCGTATGCTTTATAAATAGCTTCGTGATCGAGTGCCATAGTGTTTTACTTTTAATTATAGAAGATAGCCATTAACTTGCTACCTCCATAAGAGTTACAAAGGATGTTGACCTTCCATCATAGGCAACTAAATCAGTATCTCTTGCTGATCTATTAAAAAATGCTGTTTGTGTATTAGATGTTCTAACTTTAATCCGATAGACTATTGCACTTGTAGAAGATGGAGAATCTAAGACTTCATTACCAAAAAACATTGTAGATTGATCTTCTGTATTTATCACACTAGAAGCTCTTGATCTGTTACTTGCTGCATCAGCTTGTCCTATGTCTGTTGAATCTCTATAAATTGTGACATAAACATGGTTTACATCACCGTTTGTACCACCATTAACACCATATCTAATTAATATCTTATTAGAACTAGCACTAGGTGTTATAGTTGCAGTCATTAAATCTACATAAGTTTGGCTGGTTGTAGTTAAAGCGTCTGTTTTTTTAGTATGAACAACTTGAATAATATTCCCTGCCTTTGGATTTGTTGTTGTTAATATCGTTCCATCTGCTGAATCAGGCAGAGTCATAAC